TTAAAAGATAAAGATTATATGTTTATTTCTAAATTTGATTAATTATGGATGATTATTTATTTAAAAAGCTTGAAGAACTAGAATATAGAATAGTTCAACTAGAAAACCAGAATAGAGGTTTAGTTTGGGAAGAAGTAAAAGAAACACCCAAACCAGAGATTCCTAACGCAACATATATTGACTAATATGAAGTACTTTACATATAAATTATGCTTAAATGGAGTAAATTACGTTTATGTAATTCCCGAAAATAGTAAATTCTTAGTAGATTTACAAACTGGAGAATTAATACCTAAAGATGAGAAGTTATTTGAGATAATGAAATAAAAAAGGAGGGTTATTTACCCTCCTTTTCTTTTTTATTAAACCTCTGATAATTACTTACTGCCGAATGTATAGCTTTATGACATACTGAACATAATGTTATCAAATCTTCCAAATGGTCTTGCTCCTCATATAAATTGTCATACCGCTTATGATGTACCGATAATGACCTGTTTCCGCCTTCCTCAACGCACCAATTACAAGTTTGGCAGTGGTAGTTATCTCGCAACAAAACTTGCTCTCTAATCACCTTAAATTCCTTTGAGCGGATATATCTCTGGTACTTTAAATATTCTTCACTTCTTACTTTTCTCTTAGTCTTATGAAGCAATTTACTTGATTTGGAATCCATAATTATATAATAGTAAATTTCTGTCGTCTTTGCATTCCGTCTTTATTCTTTAATCCCAAGTGTATTCAACTTGCTATACCATTCCTAGGCCTTTCATATATCAACTGGTCGAAATCAAATTCTTCGATAGCTTCAGCAATCCAACTTTGGAATACTTTCATATTACCATTAATTGGAGATATATCTGCTGCATACCCTGTTAAATGAGCAGAAGTTGAAGATCCTCCCACTGCTTTATTAAGCTCCTTATTCCTAAAACCAGAGGAAATCCTGATGCCTGCATTGCCAAGCTGATTGTCATCACAATACTTTGCCCATCTCTCTCTTATTGGGTCTAAAAGCTTCTCGACCAACTCTATCAGGTGCTCTGTTATACTCTCATCTGGAGTGTTATCTATATGCTTAATTGAAGCAGTATCAGATCTTGTTAATTCTTCGAGTGTGAAATACTTCATTATTTAAGTATATCTTTAATCATAACATATCTATAAAATAGATGTGAAGCCACACCTATTACAAGTAATACTACAGTAATCCAAAAAGGAATTACTTTGATTAGTAAACATATCAGCAGAATAATAACTACTGCAATTACATATTTTAACCAATATTTCATATTATATTTTATTTAAAATTATACTTATCTGTATTCCAGCTCTTCTTAGATGTACTCAAGTATCATAAGGCATAGGTGTATCACAGAATGACAAACCTAAAATGCCAATATCTTTATCCTCAGTCTTTAAATAAAATACTGCTATTTCATTCACTCTGTTGGATTTAAATGCATAATATAATCTTGGATCATCTGCTTCTAAACTATCTATATTACCAAACCATCCATCATTCTTAGAAAACTCTATAATTGAAGTATAGTCAGATAACAGGAAATCTTTATAATGGCTACTTACAGGTCTTATTCCTGGTTTTACTTCCTCTGCATTCATTACTCCATAAGTAAATGGAAGTCCCCCTAATCCAGTAGTTCCATTATGATATTCAATAACCCAAGCTCTATCAGCATTGGTACTTTGAAGCAATTCTTTAAGCTTATATTTAATCTTTAAAGTTGCTTCATTTCTTGCAATAGTTTTAGAATTGTGAGTTTGTTCAATATAGGTTACAACCTTATTATAAACAATAGAGGGATTAAGTGTAATAACCATTACATAGGATATAAATATTAATCCAATCCCTGCTTTAAATATCTTTAGTAATCCATATTTATCAACCCATTCTAATACTTTACCAAACCAATTTAATTTATTTTCCATTACATACTGTCTTGACATAAACCCAGTGTGTTGTCAACTTGGAAATCAGCTCTAACAAACACTCCGCAGGTAATATCTTTGAACTTTTGATAGAATGGAGTATAAATTAAAGGATAAGCTATTTCAACTTCTGGATATAGGTTATTAAAACGATTAATTATATTTTGCAGTGCAAGCATACCTGCTGACTGTTCCTCCAATTGGTTGTTATCAGTCTCATCCCATCTTGATACGAAGTATAGGTTTAAAGAGTAAGTAATAGTATCTTCATCTACACTAAAAGTATTAGGTGTTATATAGAACACATTATACTCAATAGTTGGTAAGCTATTTAACTCATAAATATCTTTACTTCCTACAAAATTGATGTTTGGCTCTTCTAATGCACAAGCTTTTAAATTGCTAATTATCTCATAGTAGGTCATAATTACTTACTCTTTTTATTGTTACTTGAAGGAAAATCATAAGCTCTTTGAAGAGGTCCCTCTCCAGGTTTAACGCTCCATCCTTTACCTCTTGCTCCACCAAGCCAAATATTGCAAGATGAGCTAGAATAAAGATTGGGAAACATATCCTTTAATGGCTTATATGTATAAAGCTCAGGGAATTCATTATAATATGTAATTATAAAGTCCTGTAAACGAGTCTTAAAGAAATCCGCCTTATCTCTATAATACTTCTTAATTTGATTTACTTGACTTGCTTCAGCAGCAATATCTTTCTCATCATCAGTTCTCATAACTCCAAAATTACCAAGCTTATAAGATATAGGAATTACTATCTCGCTAAGTACTTGATAAAGTAAATAAGGCTGAACATAATAGTCTAATAGCTCTTTATATCTGTAGTTATCAGAATCATCAATAGAATCACTTGGAAGTGGCTCAGGAGGTTCTATTGGATGAACTGGAGTATGAGGATCAATCCAATTAATACATTTCTTTTGTAATGCTTCTAATAGCTTAGTACCAATAGTTGACTGAAGCTCTACATCTTGAGCACTTGTGATGGCTGCTTGTAAATATTTACCCGATATATTGTTATCTAATGTAGAATTTGACTTTATATAGTCTTCTGAAATAAGCAGTACATTTTTATAGTTAAGTTGTTCCATCATAAATAAATTTATTGTTTTTATAAGGTCTATTTTCTTTTAAAGCTAAATATAATCCAGAACGTTCTCCATTAACTGATTTAACAGCTTCTTTCATTGAATTATATCTTGCAATAAAATTCCCATTCATATCAAATCTTAATATAGGCTTAACTCTAGTAATTCGTCCTTTGGAAGCATTTCCAATTTTAATAAGTGTTTCCAAAGTATAGATTCCTTTCTTTCCTTTATTCCAGGGTGTTTTACCTTTTTTAGAATTTGACATTTTTGCTCTACTCTCATTAGAAAAAGAATACCCGTATGTACCTTCTCCTCCTGATGTTATATTGTAACCATTTTCAGGAGTATTTGTTTTATATTTATGTATCAATATCCTTTCTAATGTCTTAGCACAAGCTTCTGGTAAATTATCTTTAATTATGATATGTTCAAATCCATCTCAGCTATATTTTTGTATCGCTTTATAAAAGTAAGCTTGAGTAGAGTATCCATATCCATTTTTTCACCTAGCTTGCACACTTTGTCCAGTAATGCCAAAATATAGCTTATTGTTATACTTATTTATATGGCAATAAACAGTATAATTATTCAACATTTTGTTTGCTATCTTCTTGTCCATTTGGAGTTAAGCTAAAAGGAGTTATAGTTATTGAACCTTTCATTCCAAATATCTTATCAAATGTATCTACTATTTCGACCTGAATTGGTCTAACTACTGTACGATTATAAAGTTTAAAAGCTTCATTAAATTCTTGTTCGTTGAATCCACTTGAGTAGTTAAGGCCAAAAAGTACACTATTAGCTCTAAATGCGCAGAATATCTGTTCTCTTGTCCTTTCAGATAAAGCACTATATTTCTCATCAAAATCATCAGAGTCTAAACGCTCAATAGTAGTCTTATTTGTTTCATCATCATTATATGAAATAAGAACTCTGCCAGCATTTTGAAATCCTGAGAATTTCTCATTAATATTCATCTCAATCTCTTCTTTAACTTCGTCTGTAGGCTGTCCATTATTAAAGTTAATGATAATATTACCCATAAATCCGTTATGAAGAGAATTTAGATGAAACTCATTAATATTCTTCTCAGTTTCGCAAGATAGGATAGCTGCACCATAAACAGGGACTGGATATACTTTTCTTGTTATATAGCCCTTATTATAAACAACACTTGTAGGATTATCATCTGAATAATTAAATTTTGGATATTTGATAGCTTTAATAGACCAAGCAGACCAATCATCGGCATAATAGAATACTTCATTCTTTTCATCAGAACGAATCTTCATAAAGTCAAGATGATAGATCTCTGAAACTCTACCTAACATATCTCTAATTATTTGTAAAGCATATCCTCCAAAAATCATCTTATCTTTAGATACTTTACGCATAATATCCATAATAGTTTCACCTTTCTTATTTACAGTTACTTCAAATCCTGGTGCATTACATATAACATCATTACCAACAATAAAGTCAGCAGTCCCATTAATGATAGATTGAAGAGTAGCTACATTTAAGTATAAATCCCATAGATATAATGGATAGCGATTATCTTCACCCCAAGAAATCCAATCAGAACCCCTTTTTCTCGATTCTACAGGAAGTACTAAATTTGACACTACAACAGGATCAATTGCACTTAATTGTACTTTTGTTTTATTTTCGCTCATAAGCCGTATATTTGTTTTGTTTATCGTATTGGTATTTATTATTCTGATAATCTCCAACTCTTATTAGTCCTGAACTCAATACAGGTATAGGTTTACCAGCAACTAATATCTGTGTTCCTGTAGTAAGAGTATTTTCATAAGTTACCAGAATAACTGGATTACCATATAGCTCTGACTGCATAGGATTATTTACATCTACAATTACTTCAAGTTTATTTGGGTTACTAAACAGAATATACTGATATTCACCATCAGGCATATCATCAGATAATGTAATATCAAACTTATAGTAGATATTTTCAGCATAATTCTGATTTTCTAAGTTATATACATAAACTTCTTTAGTAGTTGTATTTTGCATTAATAAAGTATAATTCATATTTTACAGCAATTTACATTAGTTTTACATATCTTTTTCTTAAAATATAAACTAATTTACTAATGTATTAAAATAATTAAAGGAGACCTAAGCCTCCTTTAATGTCAAGTTTTTTACTCACTCAAAGTACTAAGAAAAAATAAAAACTGACAATTAGTTTGAACTTGCTAAAGTTCAGTTTTTAGATGTAGCTAATGATTTCTGTTCTTCAGTAAGTGCATTATAAACGTTAGTATAAAAAGTTAAAGTTTTGGTATCCTTTCCAGTTAAATCACTAACATTTGTAATAATATCAGTTACTGATTGACTATTTAGTGCTCTAAAATTTGCTAAATTCATACTTTTATCAGCTCCTTCAACACCCCCAAAATAAGTTACAACACTACTAGCTGTACCACAAAGTGCTCATTTATTAAGATCTTGGTGTAAAGAACAATTTGTTAATTTTATTTTACCTACAGATGTGATACTAGATGAATATGAGCTAAAATACTGAGTAAAAGTTACTTGCCCATTTATAACTTCAATTTCAGGGACACTAATAGGAACAGCAGAATCAGTAGTTACTTGATTAAAAAAATATTCTAATGAACATCCACTAGTTTCATACTTATTTGTTATTGTTATATTTTTTGGAAAAGATGAGGATAAATAAAATGTGCGCGTACAATATCCTCAACTAGGGGATTGAGGATTAATAAATTCTAGAGTATCAATACTGCCTGCAAAACCAGAAAATGTATATGAACGTTCGGCCATCAGTTTTATCTCATTAATATGTATATTGCTAGCATTTTGAAATGTTCTTTCCGCAGCATATAATATATCTGGATTAATATGATCAGATATATCAATAGGATCTTGAAATGAAGCCATATGAAATCAATAACTACAATCTTGTGGAATTTCATATTCAACGTTATCATAATGATCTTTATCCATTTTAGAATTTGCAAATGTTAATCCATAATCATTTAAATTAATCTTTCCTCCACCACCTCCAGAAATCTGTCCTATCTTATCTGCATAGCTTCTAAAGGTATCTGAATCTGATACAGCAACACCTTTAGCTACAATAGCATCTTTAATGGCACTCTTAGTACCTTCAAGATACGTTAATTTATCAGAAATTGTATTTGCCATATTAGATATATTTAAATTTTACCCCTTTATAAGTGTCTGTTCTTCCTTTAAGACAATCTATAACTCTACTATGAGTATACCCATCTATTGATGTTTCAATTGCATTTTTATATGTTTTAACTAGTAAATCATTAATAAATAGCCCTACAGGTTTACTAATTTTATCAATACATCTATTTATTCTAGTTCCATATGTATTATTATACTTTGCATCACATCATTCTAAATTTTCTACCCTATTATCTGTCTTATTTTCATTTATATGGTTAACATATGGTAGATTGTCAGGATTTGGAATAAATGCTTCTGCTACTAGTCTGTGAACTTTAATAGCTTTAGGTTTATCTAAGCCAGATACTAGAATTACATAATTATAGCCATATTTATCTATATGCTGTTTTAGCTTTTTATGTATTTGTTTTCTGGTTCTTCCAATAGAATCTTTAAAAGTCAATGGGTTACTATATACATCTCCTGTAGAAGATACACTATAGTTAGGATAATTTGTTAATACTCTATTCATTTGGAATTTCACCATTAATTGTATCAAGAGTAGTTGAAATATTACCAATCTGAGCTTGAATTGCTGAGATTTCTCCATCTAACTCTGTCATCTTTGTATTATATGCATCTGTAGTTACATAGTTTGATAACTCACTTTTATCTGCTTTAAGTGCAACTTGATCTTTAGTAGCTAATCCAGATACATCAGGAATCTTATTCTCTACAGCTGTAAGCTCTTCTTTAGTAGCAAAATCACTAGTATCAGGAATTTCTGCTTTAGTTGCATAATTACTTAAATCTACAGATAGTTGCAAACCTTCTCCATTTCTATGTAAAGATAGAGGTTGATTAGCTTGAAATACTTCCATCTTAGATGTTTCTAATTCAGTAATATCATTCTTAATTGGCTCTAACTTAGGTTCAAGTATAACATCCAACTGAGAATTAATTTGCTCATCAATTATTTCAACAGCCTTATCTTCGGAAATGTAATTACCTTTAGGTTGAAATCTCGCATCTGCTTCAATCTTTGTATAAGAACCAACTGGAAGTTGTCCAGATTCAATACCACATTTCTTACTTACATAGAAAGTTTGTGTATTTTTAGTATTCTTAAGTATAATCATAATTATCTAACTTTTATTGATTCCTCATACTCTTTAGAAGCTTTAATAGCTAATTCTTTATATTCAGCATCCTTATCTAAAGAGACTTCTGATAGATGCTCTAAATCGCAACTTAAAGGACAGATACATTCAGTAAATGAACTGTATAATTTAATATCCATTCCTTCTTTATAGTTAGTAAGTACATAACCTTCTTCTGGACTAACTACTTTATATTTTTCTTTAATTTCAATTTTCATACTAATATGTTACTGACCAGCCTTTACTGGTGATTTGTGATTTTTGTTCCTCTGTTAACGAATTATATACAGTTTGATGAAATTTGATTATTAAATTTCTATCTGTAGTATATAATCCATCTATAACATTATCTACTGACTGACTCGTTAATACTGGTAAGTTTGATAAATTTAATATTTCTATGTTAGTGCTTTTCCCTATATTAGTAAACCCTCCTAAATCTGTCAAATAAGAAAAAGGCCCAGAAGCAAATATATTTTGGTAATCCTGTCACTTTTCTGCATTATATCTAGGAACAGATTCTAAAGCTATACATCCTCTAAACATACTTTCAACACTTATAGCATTATCCATATTTATATTAGGAGCATTTTTTAAAGATGAGCATCCGTCAAACATATTGTAAAAAGCTATAGCTGTTGTGCCATTAATATCTGGTACAGATACTAATGATGAGCAGTTTTGAAATGTTTGCCCAAAATGTCCAAAATTTGATAGTATATTGGGAACTATTTTTAAATTTGTACATCCATAAAATAAACCATTTGCTGGTCCTTTATTTGCGTTTGGAAAATAGGTCATATCGGATACATCCTCAATAGAAGTGCTTTCGAATATACTATTATTACCTTTATACCAACTATTTACTGTATTTGCATCACAATCAGTAATTTCAGTCTGTCCTGGAAATATATTATCTATAACTAATTGCTTAAATTCAGTACTTTTAAATACTATAGGGGAGCAAATATTACTAGGCCAGACTTTGGTACTGCCCACATAAATGGCAGTACCTTGTCTGTCACCTACATAAAATGTTTTTAAATCATCTCTAATATTCATATTATTCTACAATTAAATATTGTGTATTAGGATCTTTAGTTGATAAACCATCATATTCTGATTGAGTTAGAACAGTAATAGTATTTATTTGAGGTTGGGTTCCAGTTCCAGCTTCAATATAGTTTCCAGCAGGCTGAATACCTAAATCCTCAAGACTCTTATTACCACTAAGTTCAACAGAATTAATCTGAGGTTTATTTGTTAACTGAGTATAGTCAGTAGTCCCTCCACTACCAGATATTTCAAGATTACCTTCTCCTAAAATACTTTCACCATTAATAGTCTTTATATTAGTCCCAGAAACTAATTGCTCCTGATAACTATGATAACTAGTATCTGCTGATACTCCAGTTGGAGTAATAGTAGTTTGAACTACAGTATGATTAGCTGTAGTACTTTCAAAATGGAAAGTAGCTTGAATATTTTCTCCTGAAGCAAAACATACGTCTGGAGCTGCTATACCACCATAACCTAGAATATTTACATAATAAAGCTCAAATGGTCTTTCATTAGCTATAGCATTCTTAACAGCAGCGAAATCTCCAGAAAGATGAGTAGTGGAATTTATAAATAGAAATGGAATATTAGAACCACTTTCAATTTCTATATTACCTTCTCCAAGTAAAGACTGACTATTGATTGTTTTGATATTAGTTCCACTTACAAGTAAATCTTGCTTAGTAGCCATCTTTTTATCAAGAGAATCAATCTTATCTCCATCTTCTTCTTGTTTTGTTTTAATAATTGATATATCTGAAGTATTAGTTGCTACTTGAGTAGATAAAGATTCTACCACAGAAGAATCAGCTTTACCAGCAAGTTCTGTTTTTGTTGCATAATCTCCTACAGGCTGTTTAGTAGCAAGCTGCTCATCAACATAAGTCTTATCTGCTTTACCTGCTAAATCTCCAGAAACCTCTGCTTCAGTTACAAAGTTAGAATCATTAGTAAGCTCACTAACTTTAGTTGGAATATCACTCTTTAAAGCATAATCACCAACTGGTTGGTATCCAGATAAATCTACAGATAATTGGGATTTATCTTCATTAAAAGCTAATGGAGCTTGTGGAGTAAATACTCCTTGCTTAGCTGCAAGTTTCTCATCTACTTCATCTTTAGTATATCCTTTATTAGTAAGATCAACCTCAGTAACTTTAACAGTCATATTACCATTATTTACTAAGATTGCATTAATAACTACTAATACACCATTATCTTGGAAATAATAGCCATATAAATCAATAGTTTCGGGATGCTCAATAGTTGCAACAGGAATAACTATAATATCACCTTTATATGTAATCTGGCAGAATAAATAGAAGTCCAGATTAGTTCTAATAAAGTCATAGATATGTTTCTGTCTTACAGGATCATTCTCATCTAAATTAAGTAAGAAATGATTCTCAAAAGCAGAGATTACATTATCTATAATAGATATATTCTTTCCTGCTGTAAGAGTTCCCTGTTTTGAAGCTATCTCTTTATTAATAGCTGTATTTAAAGCATCAATTTCAGCTTTAGTATATTTATCTGCTAATTGTGCATATAGAGGACCATTAACAATACCAGCTTGATTAGTCTCTGTATTATATATTGGAAGTTCAACTGCTTCTCCAGTTTGATTACCAAATACAGGAGCTAAAGTAACTTTAGATGGGACTGATTGAATATTAATGGCAGGTACAATTGAAGCTGCTCCAGATAATTCAGTTCCATTTAAAGATGGTTTGTTATGAATAGTATTATAATCTGCAGAAATAGTATTCTCTTCAATTACTATACCGTCACCTTGGTTTAATTTATTCTGTTTAGAATTTAATGCACTTTCAGCAGCTTCTTTTGTAAGATAATTATCTTCAACTCATTTTTCAGTAGCATATCCATCTAAGCTGCTAATAAATCCACTATCATTAGTTAATTGTGAAGTTTTTGTTGGTATCTCAGATTTATCGGCTTTATTGGCAACTGCATCTGAAATTTCAGTTGTAACCTCTTCTTTAGTTGGATAATCAGCTAATCGTTCAGTTATCTGATTATCAATATTTTCAGCACTTGGAATAGTACTCTTTATTTGCTCTAACTCAGAATTAATAGTAACAATATCTTCAGATGACGCTAATCCCAACTCTTCTGAAGTCATATTACCATTTAACTCAATGCCATTGATTTCAGGTTTATCCTGAAGATCAAAATAGCTATTAGTAGCTAACTGAGAACCATCCATAACCTTAACTTCATCATCCTTGTCAATAACAATAACTTTAGTCACATTTGACTTATCTATTGTTTCGACTTCAAGGACATTAAGATAAGGAAGAATTGTCTTTTCAGTTTCGTTTGCCATATTATTTTTCTATAAAATATAAATTATTCATTATGTGGTATATAAACAAAATAAGGGGCAAGTAAATTAATACTCGCCCCTCTTCTGTTGTTAAGCACCTACAACACTTTGGATAGCTTCTGCACTCAACTCATAAGGATATGATTCAGAGTCAGTAGCTAAAGTCAGCGTATAAGCGTTCTGATCACCTTTTGCAGTACCAGTAACACCCGTACCAGCGGAAGCGCTTACATAGTCATCTTTTCCTAAGAACCAATATTTGCCATTAGAATCTTCTACAACAACTACAAGTTGTCCAATAGAAAGAGCAGCAATCTCGATTCTTTTCTTAGTCTCCATCTTTGTAAATACAAGAGCAAGCTCATTACTTACATAGTTGGTTCCTGCAGTTTCGTCAACGTTCAATGTTGAGGTTAGAGAACCAGTACCTTTGCGGAATTGGTAATTATACCATTTAGCATCTTCTTCAAGAGTAATAGCTGAGATTTGATTAGTCTCATCATCTACAGTTACACTCTTAACGTTATCGTACTGAGTAATCCATACCTGTTTGATACCACCAAGCGAAGATTCGCAATCCAGGGTAATACCAGCGATAGTTATTAAACAAGCCATATAATTTCAATCTTATTTAAAGTTAAACTCTATTGAAATTAGGCTTTGGCACCAAGAACTACCTCATCAGGGAATGCAACCTGTACGCCAGCGTTAAATTCAATAGCTAATCTAAATTCGCGGAAATCTTGTGAATACCACAATTCAAACTTCTCCTCATCGTTCATCATATCGCAACCATAGAAGAAGTTCTTATCTAACTGACCAGCAACAATCTTATCAGTTCCATTAAGACCATTAACAGCGATTACTTTAACCTGCGAACCAGGAAGCATAATCTCACCATTAAGATTCTCACCACTATAATGGTAGTAGTTCTTAGCAACTAACTCCTGGATAAATTTACGGAAAGTATCACTGCCAACTAAGATAGAAGCACCATCCAGAACCTTCTCAGGAATAGCGTTATAAACAGCCATAATGTCATCATAAGCAGAAGTACCAGTAATCGTTACATCAACAGTACCAGCAGCATTTTTTAAGATCTTTAACAGACCATCGAAATATCTAAGGTTGTTCGTACTAGAACTAGTATCACCTTGCCAGATAGCGGTTTCAATAGCGGCTTTAACATTCTCAACTACACCACTAATAAAGTCCTCTTCAAAAGGAAGCGTCTTCTGACCAGCAGCTACTCGTACTTGATACTGAGTCCAGTATTTAAGCATCTCTTTATCACAATATGCCATATTGATCTTAATATTACCAGTAGCCAGAATTCTCTGAGAAAGAGTCTGAGTTCCAGCTTCATCCCAACCACAAGTAAGACCATCACCGAACTGAACATCGGTAGATAACAGGTTAAGAGCAGCACTAGTTTTGATGTCAGTTTGAAGATTGAACAACGAAGCACTCTTAGCCTTTAATACAGCCTCTTTAATAAGAGGAAGACGTCTCTGCTCTACATAAGCAGTAAGACTAGTCATTACAGGACTATTTGCCATAATTTTATAAATAATTTAATAATTAACCAATAAAGTTTTTAAGCTTTTTATCAATAACAGGATTACCAGTCATTATTGAAGCTTTGCCTTCTATCTGTTCCTCAGCTGAAAATGCAGCACTCATTTTGCTCATCTTTTCAACCGTCTTTTCTGTAGCTTCAGATTTACCCTCTAATTCAGCTACTTTCTTAACAAGCTTATCAACAATGTCATAAAGCTCATTAATTTCGCGATGAATTGCATCAATTGCATCAGTTACAGTTTCTTTGTCACCATCAGTAGCTACTTCAGGATCAACTGGCTCTTCAGCAGTTTCTACCTTGCGTTTTCCACAAGCAGCATCAACTTCTGCTTTAGCTGCTTCTTCTGGATCAACCTCAGCTTTAGGATCAGTTACAGACTCTACTTTACCGTCTTTAACAACAATCGTCTTTCCATCCTCAGTTACATACTCACCATCCTCAGCAGGTTTGTATTCTCCGTTCTCATCCTGAACATACACATCCATACCAGCGCGTAAGTCTTCATCTGAATCCCAAGTAAGTACACCACTTGATGTCTTTAGATCCGTAAAATTAGACAGCATTCTCGCTAACTCCAATTTAATTTTAGTGAATTTACTCATACTTAAATTTAAAATTTTTATGATAGTTTTGTTTACCTTTGCAACATCTTATAATAGCACTATGATCAAATTTATCCTCTCGTTCAGCATCCATCGAAGAATCCCAAGTTTTTATATAAACATCATTCAAATCTGTTTGAATTATACGTTTACTTACTTTTTGCCTGGATTCTTTACTCTGTACAGAACCTAAACGTACTAATCTAAGCTTATCTTTTGTTTCATCGCTTATAATCCTTCCTCTCTGTTTTGCAGACATTTTATTTCTAGATTCGATTGTATGAATCTGTCCTTTATTGCCTCCTCCACCTAATGTAAGATTATAACCATTTGAATAAGTATCAAATAATTTAATATATCTCATTTCTGCTTCATCCAGTTTTGTTCTTAGTAATTCAGCTGTTGAACAGCAAAATACTTGCAGAATATCCCATTTAAAGGAATCAAAACCATAATACTGAATTGCATTATGAAATTTATCATTCTTAGTTCTGTACTTATGTTCTTTTTGTCTGCGACTAAAATCATTAGTCTGCCCAACATATTTTGCACCATTAGTTTGATTGGTTGCTAAGTATATACATCCACTATACATTAACCTCTTTTTAATGTTTAACTCTTTTTATCTTCTTAATCATATTAAGGATCTCTTTTATTTCGTCATATTCATCAGACTTTCTCTCTAAAGTAAATAAACCTTCAATTGAGAACCCTTTAAACTTACCAGCTTTAATTGCATCTCAAATAACTTGATTATCTACTTTATAAGTGGCAAATAAAGAACCATCAGGAACATCCTGGAATTCAACTGGAGATATTCCTCTATTAATATCCTTTACATAGATTTCTTGTAGAGTAATTCCATTTAAATCAGAATCTTCTAAATGTTCAATATTTACATCTGTAGTTCTCTTATCATACAGCATCTTCTCTGCCATTTTACGAAGAGTTTCCTTATCATACTGTATGTAGTATTCTCCGAGTTTCTCATCTCGTCTGAAAATTGGAGTATCACTTAACATTAAGCAAGATGTTACTAAATGCTTATCTTCATCCATCGAGAACTTCTGAGAATTACTAAAAGCAACCCAGTTAACTTGTGTAGCTGGTTTGCTTGTTAAAGCAACATATTCTATTCCATCACAATCATCAGTAATCACTGCCTGAAATAATGGAAGATCATTATAAGTAATTTCCATTTTTATTAATATATAGCACTTTATAAATTTGTAATATTTTTAGAATATCTAATGTAACCTTTTTACTCATATTTTGTAGTTAATAAGAATAAAAAAGTTACATTAAACATTTCTAGAATGAAGCATTAGATTCAGTAACTGCTACCTTAGTTTGAGCTGAAGTAATATCAGATTCAACAACATAACACTTAACTGGATTATTAAGTTCATCAGTCTCTTTATTTCCAAGTAAATTTCGAGTATACTCAACAGGAGCTTGTGTAAGTGCAGATGGAGCGGATACTGAAGATGATACATCACTACCAGATATTTCTTCATTTTCAATATTTTTAATTTGAAGTAATCCCATAGCAATAGCTGCAGCAGCAGCAATACCACCTAATACAGGACCTACTACTGGAATTCCTGCCATAGAGTTATAAGCATTCATTGCTGCAGAAGCGGTATTAAATACGGTAGATATTTTAGCTATAGACTTATAATTTTCCATAGCTTTTTCTCTCTCCTTTAATGACTTCTTGGAATTATTTGCCTCAAATTTATAGTTTTGAGCTACAGCATCACCTAAACTTCCTAATGCAGCAAAACTTCCTTGAACAGCAGCTACAATGTCTTTAATTTCATCTTTTTTAGCAGCCTTTATTTTTTCTCCATTAGCTACAATAGCATTTGCAGCAGCAGTATCATTTGCTTCTCTTTCTGCATTTAATCTTGCATACTCATTATTATACTCTTCTTGAGTTATTAAGCCATTATCAAACGATTCTTTTAAAGTGGTTTGTAATTCTCCAATTCTTTTATTATCTCTTTCGTAGAATCCTAACTGTATTTCAAGTAGCTCATTAGATTGTGTTATTCTATCGTTCTTTTCACTCTTTATATCTCCCGCAGTCTTGTATTCGTTTCCAAGACCTGCATTATGTGTATATGTCTTATTATATTTAGTATCTAACTCAGATTGCCTTTGATCAAAAAATCTATTCTCTCGTTCTCTAAGTTGTTCTAAAGAATTAATTCTATTATTAATTTCTTTACGATACCGCTCGTTCTGATTGTCTAGATACTCTTTATCATAAGCATCATTTATTTGCTTTAATCTCTTTCTATATTCCTCTTGAGTTAATTCTTTTTTATCGAGTAGCCATTTTAAATCATTTAATTGTAACTGATAATTTTCTTTTAAAATTAAATTTTCTCTATCTGTTTCACTTAATAAAGTTTTTTCATTATCAGACCAATATTTATCAATAGCTGCTTTTTTAGTTTTTATTTCATCTTGAAGTTTATCTAAAGCCTGTTTTCTAGCTCTTGCCGCTTCTTCTTCTGCTTTTTTTCTATCTTCAAGAATTTTATTTCCTGTTTTTACAAGATTTTGATAATCCCTTAAAGGATTTTTAGTCTCGTCTAAGTATTTAGTGTTATCTGCTAAACTTTCAGAAACTCTTTGTAATTCTAATCTCGCCTCTTTTACATCCTTCCCAGTTACTTTTTTTAAGAATTGTTGTCTAGATAATGTATTTTTAAATAATTCTGAGATTTCCTCTTCTGTTTTACCAAATCTTGTACCTATTGATAGTAAATCTTTATCATAAGCAGTTAGGGCATTCCTAAATGCCTTATCTAATTCTATAATATCTTTCAAAAATGCCTTAGCTTCCCTTTCTTCAAAAGTTTGAAGGGTAACAGCAGCTCCTACTTTTGATAATTCCTTATATGCATCAGTAGCTTTAATTACATTCTCTATTTCATCTTTTAATTCAGGATTTAATTTAATAAGACTATTATATTCCTCCTCTCAAAATGATTCTTTAGCTTGAGTTCTTAAATTCTCATTTCTTTGTCTAATATTTTCTATTTCATCGCTTGTTAATTTAGCTTCATCTTTTAGTGAAGTAAGTTTATCTATAAGCAAACCAACTGCTACAAGTAGAGCACCAATTCCTGTTGATACTAATGCTGCCTTAAATCCATTCATAGCAACTGATGTACCAGTTATTGCTACAGATAAAGCCTTAAATGATTTTACTCCATTAAGAACACCTTCACCTAAACCCTTTAATCCTCCAATTCCTTGAACTATAGCAATAGCTGCTTGAAGCTTAACCATAGTTTTCTGGAGATTCTCTGTATCTCTTCCAAATAAAGTAAATGCAGCACTTACAGCCGAAACTCCACCTGCAAGACCGCCAGCTACTTGGTTAATACTATCAAAAGCTTTAACTGCATTTACAGTCTTACCTTGCATAGATTCAGTAGCTACATTAAGCTTGTTTTGTGCACTTACAAGCTCTTCAAGTTTTTTGGAATAGTCAGAACTACCAATTTCCAATGATTCAAGTTCGTCAGTCAAGCCAGCTACTTGTTCTCGTAGCTGCTTGATTGACTTTGTACTTTTAGTAGTATCTATATCTATTACCTTTTTAATTTCTTCAGCCATATTTAAATAGTAATATTTTTAATAGTATCTGCATTTAAAGTAAGTTCTTCCTCATATTTAACAACACTTGATAATTGTACTTCAAAATGGAATGGAACTCCTTTTTGAACATATAAATAGTACTCTCCAGTTGTTGCATCACAATATGTACTATCTACAAAGTTGTCATTATCTACATAGATATAAGGTTGTACATCTAATACTTTACCATCTGCATCTGTTACTTTTCCAGAAAGCTTTACTGATTTAGATGGATCAGGAGTTTGATAAAAATATACTTGTCCTAATCTTTCATAAATATCAGATTGAGCTACTAAACTTAAATAGAAGTTATCTTCAATATATTTAGGATTTTCATTATATTCAATAGTCATAGTACTAATTCCAGGTAATCCTTCCATTGGTGAAATATTTGTAATCTTCAAATTATTATACCAACTAACTTTCCAAGGAACATTAGATTCTATAGTTACAACTTTACTTCCAGCTTCATACCCTACAGTAACTTCTGGGTCACTTACTTCTATGTATTTACCTAAAGTAGATACTCCTCCTATATAATTATTGATGTCTTGAACTCTTATAAATTCACATCTGGTAGTTGCATCAGAATTAACATCATAAGCATCTATTTTATTTAATACCCAATAACTATCTTCAAAATAATAAAATTGTCTTAACATATCAAAGTTTACTTGTAAATCATTTAATTTTACAAAACAAGTAACTTTCTTAGTATTAACATCAAACTGATCAGTATAGAACTCTTTCCAGAATTGAGAATAAATAACACTTTGTTCTGGATATGCAATTTTATCTATATAAATTTCTCTTGGTAATCCAAAATCCCAACTAGATATTACATAATTACTTGATATATTATATCTTATGAATTGTGGTAAAGAAGTTCTTTTAATTGCAATCTTAGCACCAGCTTCATTAGTTTCTCTAGTAGTATATAAATAGCAAGGTTCAGAATCATTTAATACAGACATTTCTGTAACATCATCAGTAATCCAATACGTAATAGGATTGCCATCAATATCTTTCATCTCTACATTGCCGTTATAAAATAGTAATGTCGATTTAATTTCTTCTAAACTTTGCTCATCATTATCTAATGAATAGAAACAAGTCTTTGCAAATATATCATTACCAGGAACATCCCACCACTCTGTAGTCTTAGATGAATCAATGAAATTTACTCCATAAAGATCCTGATCGTTTGTTTTTCTTTCAGTAGATGTAGAATGGAATAATTGATAAGTAATATTATCATTTAGGAAGCAGGGAACGGGCGAACTTGAACTATTAAAATAGTTTCTATAATACTTATCTACATCTCTTGCAGATATTACATTTTCATATAAGTTATCTGAGTATAAATCTGTATTATCACTATTAAAATTATATCCTGTATCTAATCTCTGTTGCCCATAAGTTATATCATACTGTTTATTATATTTCTTTGCATAATACGTCTCAGGAGCTTCTTGTTTCATAGTATATCACTTCTTATCAAATAATAATGGATTAACTGAAAAATCTTTTGAATAATCAATTCGTTTAGACCAATCTGTTATCTTATTTTTAAAGAAGTTGTTTCTGGTAAATATTCTAATAGTTTTGGAATCTATATCTTTAATAAAATATAATCCAAACATTTTAGCATAGCTAAGTAAATAATCTGCAGGTGTAGATTCTGTCTTTAAAAGCTTCTGCTTAGTAATAAGAGCATCAGATGTTACAGCCGATGGCCAACTTGCAATTAATGTATATTGATCTGAATCATATAAAAATTCAGATCATCCTGCTACTCTTGATGCAGTAACATTATTTGGGTTCATATTATCTGAAATCCATAAAGCATCTTGATTATAGAGACTTTCTGTTCTTCTGGCAAATTGAATTGACACCCTTATCTTATTTACTTTTGGCATATCTTTAACCACAAATCTAAAGGTATTGCTTCCCGTATCACTTTTAAAATAGTACCTCTGCCCACTATCTTTAACAAAATGGCCATAAATAGCCTCAACAGGAGCATCAGTAAGAGGATAATAATTAAACCAAGTAGATGGTCCAGCTTGAACTTGAGTATTAATCTTATTTGTAAAATTATACAATGGAGAATATGCTATAGGTTTAGATGGAACAGATTCATCATCGGCATTATATACAAGTATCTGAACAGTTAAAGATGTTCTATACGGATCATTATGATACTCAGTATTTCCCATTTTTCCATTGCGTACATAGGATAAATAAAGATTATTTGCAGAGGAACTAGCATTAGCATTGAAGAACACCTGAAAATCCATTGAGATATTTACTAAAGTATTAGCAGGTGTTGCAGATAAATCAATAATATTTCCTTCTCCAGGAACTATTACCTCGCTGCCATCAACAGAAGTATATCCTCAATTATATGAAGTTGTTGTTCCTCCAGGTTTTAATCCTACCCACCAGTTATCTGCTCCATATTTAATAAGCTTTGCGTTCTCTTTAATAGAATCTGATTCTTCATCTTCACTACTTCCAAGCAAGGGAAGAGCTACAAATGATTTGCTCCAATAAGGATTTGCATAATTAAAGAAGTAATCATCAAATATTACATCATATCCAGAATTCTCTTTTCTACAAATAGTTTCTATAAGCTTAGAAAGTTTTAACACTGGTCTTTGCATATAACTGCGTAAGTCTCTTATTTCCCATTCTGTATAAGCTCTATTTAATTGTGCTAAAGCATAACCATTATATGGAGTATATGTTGTTCCTCCATCGCTTGCAGATTTGGGAAATAGAGTGTCTCCTGCTGTATTTATTAAACAAGTTTCATTGTCAAAATTCTCATATAAACCATTATATGCAGGAATAAATCCAACAAAGCTATCTAATGTAGTAAAGTCGCTATTCCAATAATTATTAAATGATTTATTTACAAAATCTTTATTAATATAAAAATCCATTTCAGTATCAGCAGGTAAAACATTACCTTCCTCATCTGTAATAAAGTATTGTAAATCAGCAAGAGTTCTTAATGATCCATCTTCTTTATATTTAAGCCCATAGAAGAAATCTCCTAAGCCTCCATATAAAGTAATGTTATATGTAATGACCTTCTGTTTAATTTGTATGGTATTTAATTGCATATAACCAGATTCTATTAAATCTCCATTATCATAGATTCCAAAATCAACTCGTTTTGAAGGATTGAAATTAATACCGCTAAACTGACCGTCTTCAATATGTTGTAATCTATCTAATTTATAGATTTCTCCAAATATCTTATTATTATTCTTTGTGCCAGGTATAGAAATCGTCTTACTAAACGAGTTCTTGACTATAGTGGGGTTTTGGAAATCCTCAACTGTATAAGTTATAGGAAGACTAATTCCCTCACTACAGTCAACCTCTTTATTTGCAATAAATAGTTTTATATTCTTTCTCATTTTATTTTCTATATTTATCTTGAGAACTTTGTACTTCTATAGTATAATAAAACATATTTTTACCCTGATTACTATATGTCTTATACTCACAACTATTATTAGTAATTATTACAGGAATAATCTTATTATCCTCCAGATTATGTAAATATACCATAGTAGATTCTAATAGATGGTGCATCTTTGATGCTTGAGTATCTGTAAGATAATTAGTATATAAAGTCCATTCTGGAACTATAGTGTTTAAATACTTATTTTTACTAAACTGAGAAGTGGTATTTAATACCTTTCTTACATAAGTCTGAGATTCAATTTGATCCGTTTGTTTAACATTACCTTGTACTAATAAACTATCCCATCCTCCATAAGCATTAGTATAATATAATACGTAATTCTTATTAGTAGTATCAATCTGATAATTAATAGTTGTAGTAAAAGAGCCAGATTCAACAAATCCTATTTCATATTTACTCTTGCATTCCAAAAGTAAATTACCTAAAGGTTCTGCATAAGTATAACCATTAATTCCTTGTCTTAATGTAATATCTACAGTAGTTGCTACTCCTTCAGGTGTAGTATAACGTCTATTAAGCACACCTTCACCAGTTGGGAATATCCAACTACATAATACATACTGTCTTGAATCAACTAAAGTGTCAATAGGATCACTTAAGAAATAAGGCTTAGTTAAATCTGTATCTTTATAAGACCAATCATTAAAGAATGTTACAGGCTTTTCACTACCGCTTGAAGTTATTAATGTAAAGGTTTTTAAATAGTTAGGTATAATTTCTGTCTTTCCAAAAGATGGAAATATAATGCCGTTATCTAAAAAGTCTTCAGATACATCATTAAGTAAAAATTGTACTCCTGTAGCATCAGGATATTTATAAGCTTTACCAGCATAAATAGTATCTCCTGCATAATCAAGATGATATTCTATAAAATCATTTAAAGTTTCCTCTTCTCATATATAATCTTTCCATATTGGAGATATATCTGCTTTAACCTCTTGTACAATATTAAATGAAGTATTTATAACACTAGAACCATTTTTTACTACTGTAACTCCAACTGTTGCTTTTCTTGAAGCATTACCTGTATTTTCTGTAGCATCAAAATTAATACTTACAATATTCATACCTCCTGGAGTTCCTCTTTCTATTACTAACTCCATTTTACTTAACCAAGTCTGAGCATCTGCTGGAATTGCAAATACTACATCATCTAAATTATCAGAACCTGTACCGTCTATCTTATATCTTCCTGCTGTATATCCAATACTAACACTGGACTTTAAAGATAAAGAAGTAGCTAACTTAGTAATTGGAACTGTAGCATTTAATGTATATCCACCAGAGGTTATTGCAGTAACTAATGCAGCATAGTTTTTAATACTAGTTGTAGCATTATCAGGAAAAGTAATAACAAAGTATTTATTAACTTTATCAACCATAATATTTGAAGATCCTGGACAAGTTACAGATAACTCTGTTATCTCTTCCTCAGTACTTGTTAGAGTGCACATAAATCTATCAGTAACACCTGGACCAGCGCCATAAGTTCCAGATGAAGGAGTTACTACTAACTTTAAATCTTCTGGAGTATTGCTTTTTTCAATTTTAAAGCCATAACTATAAGAAATAAACTTATTAGTATCATAATAAGCTCCTAATTGAATAGTTCCAGTAAGATTAGTATTCCATTGAGTATTAGCATTTACTGTAATCTTAAACTTAATAGAGCAGGAATCTCATTCTAATACCTCAACACTTACTAAAGCAGTAGCATTTACTACATCACAAGTTCATTTAATAATATCTGCTCTACTTAATATATATTCAACAGTATAAGTACCTCCAGTATTGGGTACTGTTATACTACTATTAGCAGGATAGAATCCAGGAGCTTGACTATGAAGATAAACTGGCATAGTATCTTCTAATTGAGCAGTAGTCAGTCCTTTTGGATAAAATCTAAATATTGTAGAAGAGTCTGTTGTAATAGTTGAGGGATTTGTAAAGTTAATAGTACAACCACTTGTACTTGCATTAGAAATAGTAACATCTAATGGACCCTCTTCTGAATAGTCATCTCCTCATAGCCAATAATCATATACTCCTGTAAGACCCCATCCTGGATTTTCCCATTTAACAGGATATGTTCCTGTACTTCTTGGTATTCCTAATTTACTTGGTATAAATGTCATTTTTAAAAGTCTTTAAATACATTATTAACTTGCGTTTCTAAATCTTTTGTAATTGCATCATCTAACAATGCAACAGCCGAAAGCTCATCTAAAGATTCTTCTAATATACGCTTTCCTTGTGTTCCTTGTAAATGAATCTTTCTTGCAACTAAGTATGCAAGTTGATCTGTAGATGGAAGTTTACCTCCATAAGGTCTTGGTAATACAGGTTTAGTTCTTATCCAATTCTTTATTTCACTAATAGGTGGAAATTTACCTGGAGATCTACCTTCTTCCAAATACTTTCAGTAATCTTGAATTTGTAAGCTGACTTCATAAATTCCATCTTGATCCTCAACAATGTAGTTTAAAGTATTACCTAATGTACCTGTATCATCAGCATTATTCTGTAATAACTTCTGTCTATATATTGAAATCAATTGACTTCCATATTGTCTTAGTACTCCTTCAAGATTAGGGAATTTTAAATCTTGACTTGTCATTTTTTATAAAATATATTGTTCTGAATATTAGTAGCTATACAAAAAGCAAGGGAGATTTTTACTCCCTTGTAACTTTTTTATATTATCTTAGTACCAAATATGAGTAAAAAGGTTACAGTTAGTGTCTCCTCTTTCACTCTTCTATTTGTCTTTTTTCTTCATTTCCTTTATCTATTAGATAACATATAATATTAAGAAACTCTTGAATATACATATCATAGACTTGATGCCAATTTAATCTTGTAACTTCACTAACTCTGTCTATTCAACAAACCCAGTTCCATTTTGCACCAAACTCACTGTTTTCCGAGACTGAACGATCATCTTCCTTAATTGATACTTCTTCACTGGATCTTTCTCCTTCTTCAGCATCTTCTTCATCTCCCTTATTGAAGAGATTAGGGTACTGACCGTTAATGCGGCTAATAGATTGCAAAAAAAAACCATAATGTCATTTATGACAGTAATTGGAATTTTATCATATAACTTATCTGCCAGTTCAATTAAATCATAGCCTTCATTATATTTCTTACCTTTTGGAATTAAGAAGCATAAAAAGATATATTTAAAATTCTTTTGATAGTCTTTATAAAAGTTCTGAAAATCTATATATTGAGCAGCAGTCATCTGCCTAATATTTAATTGTACAGTATATTTATCTCCAGCAATAGTATATTCAGTTTCTGGAGCCTTAGCTTTGTATTTATTGATTATAAATTGAACTTTACTAAGTTCTGTAGCTAATTCATCTAATCCCATACTCAAAAGAGCATCTCTTGTTTTATCTGGATCATCTGAAAGTAATGCACATATCTCAATACTTCTATCTAAATCAGTCATCTTTGCATTACTGTTTATAAACTCCATTAGAGCTTCATATTGTTTAAGACTTACGTCTTCCCATTTAGTTGCTATATTCATTATTTAATTGCAATATTATAAGTTCCTTTATTTGTATTTAAAGCATCATAAGCTAACATTAAAGATATACAAGTATCATCATTAAAGCCAGATGGAGCATTATATGATACATTTCCAGTCTTTGGATTATAACTGGCTTCATATAGTCTTAATTCATTTAATAGTTTATCATCCTTTAAAATACCAATCTTTTCGTTTTCTAATGCAGCTTGTAGCTTATTTACAATAGCTGCTTTAGACTTATTAGTAGTTAAAAACTTAACTATCCGTAATTTAGGATTCCTTTTTACAAGAATATCATAAAACACTGAACCTATTGAGTTTTGTTCGACTTGAACTATCTTTATAAATCCTTGATACTCAGTAAATATATTTGTCAGTAAATCAACTTGTTCTGTTGGAGTTTTGTCGTTAAAATACTTTATAAAGACCATCTGCCCATTTTCATTTAAAGCTGTAATACAAGTATAGTCTTTACCAGAACCAGTAGCCCAGTCAACTCCAATATAAAGATTATGATATTCAGGTTTTTTATCAATTATGCAGTTAGCTATATTATTAAAGAGACAACCATCATCATCTGCAAACTCCCCAAGATATTCAGTTCTAAATTTATTTTTGGAGGTTGTAAGGCGATACATTTCAAGTTTATCCTCACTTAACAGCATAGAAGTATCTTCTAATGCTCAATCAAAGGATTGATAATATTTACTAAAATTACCATCAAAGCCCTTTTTAAAGCATTCATAAAAGAATCCTTCTCTAAACCTTGGAGTACTAATTATAAGTATTGGAGCATTTCATACATCAGCGATAGGTGTTAAAATTTCGTATACTTCATCTGATATATAAGCAGCTTCGTCAATTACTAATATTCCACTAACTGTAAATCCTCGTAATGAATCTTTTTGCTCAGCAGATTTAAATAGTATTTCACTCCCATTAGTAAATTCAATCTCAAGCAAAGATTCATTCTTTTTCTTAATAATATCTGTGCCATCTAATGCCTTTACTAACTCTTTAAATATCTTTCTGGAGTTAGTAAGAGTTGGTTCAACAATACAGCTAATACTTCCAGGATAGTTAATTGAAAATCGTAATAGTTCATTTTCTGCCATAAAGGATTTACCACATTGTCTCTTTGCTTTTACAGTAAATATTTTTCCAGACCTATAAGAGTGCTCTAAAGCAGTATGTACCTTTAATTGATAGATAAATGGACTATATCCTTTATATATTTTTGTCATTGTTAATTGGATCTCCAAATTTAAACTGGACTTCATTATTCTGAATAGCTACAATAGTCTCAGGTTGATTTAATCCAAACATACTATTTATAGTCTTAATAATCTCATTTGCAGCTCTAATATCTCCTTTACTAATAGCAGTATCCAGTAATGATTCCAATCTTGATAATTGTATATGTCTAAGGTTTTTTATAAGGTTATCATTCTTTTCAGCAATTATCTTATAAGCTTCTCCAATATATCTTGCAGCTGTTGATTGGCTTACATTATATTTACTTTGGAGTTCTTCACTTACTTTATTTCTTGACCATCCTTTGTTAAATAACCTTGCAGCATAAAGATATTTAGTCTTTACTTCGTCTATTTGTTCCTTTTCTACCTCTGCCTTTTTCGGTCTCCCTGTTTTCTTCGGCAGTTCCTGATTCTTTACTTTCATTTTCCTTTAGTTTTTCTTGATATTCAAAATAGATTGGGGCAATCCTCTTTATAAGATTAAGTATACAAGTAGCACAAGCTACGCTCATTCTATATTCTTGTTCAATTAAACATTCATAAATCTCTTTAAGCTTAATTACATCCTGCTTTTGTACATTTCTGCAATAATTAGACTTAGTTGCAGTTACAAATCTATCTTCAAATCCTCTTAAATATTTAAACTGCTCTTCTGTTAATTGTTTCATAATTAGCACTTTTTAGTATAAGTAAATATAGAAATTAACTTTCCATTCTTGTAGTGATAAATAACTTCTGTTTCCATAAAATATAATTTTTAATTAATAAGTTTGTATATAACATCTATCAGCTTAGTAGATGCATCTTTTAATAATATCATAATATCTTTAATAATTGGAGTCATAAATGCTAATAGTGCAATATATCCAACCATTAAAATTGAAAATTGACTTGTAATAAGAATATATATTAATCCAATTCACCAAGTCATACATAAACTGCAATCTAAAGGTTTTAGTCTTCAATCTTCTTTATAAGGTATACCTTTAAATAGTCTTTTTCAAATACTGTGTTTAAAACTATCCAAAGCCCCAGATAAATCAATTATAAAGACTATTATTACTGCTATTATAAATAATTCTAACATAATCTTCATACATAATTATAACCTGTTTTATATTTGCCATATAAACAAGCTCGAATTGAATAATCACACTTACCTAAAGCTTCCGCAGCTTCTTTAATAGAATTATACTTTTTAACTAGAGTTCCGTTAAGATCATATTGAGCTACAGGTTTTGAAAGGTAAGAAGAAATCTTTTTATTTCTAGTTCCATAATTTGTATTATATTTCCTAGTACATCATTCTAGATTTTCAACTCTATTGTTTAACTTATTTTCGTCAATATGGTTTACTTCTGGTAAATTATATATATTTGGTATAAATGTTTCAGCTACTAATCTATGTATAGACTTCATTTTAACTTTTCCATTTTTTCATAGTCCTACTGCTAAGTAGTTATTTCTAATAGTAGGTTTAATAAATTTATTTGTCCTTATACTATAAACTTCTCCGATATTATTTACTTTATAAAGACCTTCATAATTAGCTATATCCTTCCACATATTTTATTTCTAATATTACTTATACACCTTGCTATGGTAGTATGACTAATTCCCAGAATCTTCCCAACTTCTCTATAACTTCGATATTCAGCATATAAGATAATTATAGTCTTATCTGCTCTATTTAATGCCTCTCATTTAGGATAAATTGCAAGTAATCTATCATCCATCTCTGTAAAGGTATCTATTTCAAAGTTATACTCAATTAATAAATCATCAATATTAATCTTCTGCTTCATTTAACCAATCCTCTAAATTATCCGTTTGTTGTTCTAATGGCTCTTTAAATATTTCATAGTACTTTTTATATTGGTAATAGTATCTACTATTCTTAGAAAACCAATTATTCTTAAATACTCTTGTAATCCAATACTTCAGCTCATTCTTACTATCTAATGACTGAAGCTTGGAATTAGATGTTTCCAGAAGTGCAATGCAGACCATTTGTGTGCAATCGTCATCTGCACCAAATTTTTCTTTTAACTCCATAATAAACGGATAGTATTTCTCTATTATTTCATTGTTATTCATATTCCCAAATAAACCCTCCAGCTGTTTTTCGCTGACCTTTAAGAACTTTTACAATGTTTCTGGATTGTATATTAAGTCCCCGTTCAGCATCTATTGCGGAATCTCATCTCTTAATCAAACTTCCATCTAATGATAGCTGTCTAATTGCTTTCTTATGAGAAATTCCTACTTTAATATTATGACTGCCATAATTATTGTTATATTCATAAGTACAGTACTCTAAATTATCTAAGTTATTATTTAGCTTATTTTCATCCTTATGGTTAATACATAAGTCACTTTTACCTATGAAAACTTCTGCCACTAGTCTATGTATTAGATATTTCTTTTGCCCAAACTGATTATATAAAGTAACATAATAATATCCACTATTTTGGAGTTGAGGTTTGATATTTTTCGGAACTGAGGTTCTAGTACTCCAGACCGAACCGTCAGTTCCTATTAAATAGTTTTCATATCCAGGTATTGCCTTATATGTCGTCATTTCTTATATAATTACTAAAAGTTGTGTCTATTTCTAATTTAATTGCTTTCTTTAAAGATAACTCTGTTTTTAAAGAGTATTTATATTCTCCTCCAAAATCAGTTGTACTTCTTCCATATTTCATTGAATCTTTAATAAAAGCTCTTTTTACATCTTTATAAATATAAACTCCATCATCAAATATAATGACTAATATAGAGTTACATTTACTAAGTATATCAAACTTATCCCTATTTATAATTGTAGTTGGATATTTATCGGATTTAAATCTTCTCCTTTTAACTTCAATTATATAGTCTATATTATTTCAAGTAAATGTTCCATCATATCTGGAATAATCGTCTTTACATCATTCTATTTCTATATTATATTTATCTTTAAATAGATTCTTTATAAAGACTAAACTTCTTATATCTGTTTTCATTATCTTACATTATGAATTTTTAAGGTTACATCACAATACTGTTCATATAATTCAGATACTTCTGAACTTCCAGGATTATGCCACATTACAGAGTC